CAGTAGGTATTGTTAATGATGTTGGACAAGTATTAGCTAAGGATGACCAGTACAAAGGTGACTGGGCAGAGATTACACAGTTGTATGCTGACTTACCTTATTTTGGTGGTGAAACAATTGGTTTTTATAAGTGGGCTAAAGATTTTGTACCTGCATTAATAGCTGACCCTATTAACTTATTTAGTTTAGGTGCAGGTAAAATTGTTGCAAGAGAAGCAGGTAAAACTGCAATAGGTGCTTTAAGTAAAGCTGAGTTTCAAAAACAAGTGGCTAAAAAAGCTGCATTAGAAATAGGTAAAAAAGAAGCTTTGTATGGTGGTAGTGTTGCCGTAGCTGCTGACTTAGCTAGACAAACTGCTGAAAAAGATGCAGGATTAATGACTGATTATAATTTAACTAGAACATTAATTACAGGTGCAACAGGTGGAGTAGCACAAGGTACAATTGGTGCCGGTATGTCTGCATGGTCTGCTAAAGGTAAAGCAGGTAAGTTTTATGACAAAGGTGATGGCTTTAAGTCTGACTTTGACAGAGACTTTGCTTGGGCAGGTAGTAAAGCTGATGAAACCTTTTCAGGTAAAGATGGTAAAGTAAAAAAATTCAAACCAGAAAATCCATCTAAGAAAAATCCCAAAAGAATAACAGAGAGAACAAGTGAAGTAGAGACGATAAACAACAAAGTTAATGAAATTAAAAGACGAACACCTATTATTAATTTATCTAAAATTAAACCAGATGATGAGCACAATGTTATTATTCAAGAAATTAAAAACTCGGTAAATAAATTAGTAAAAGAAGGTAATGTTAGAACAACAGAAAGAGTTGGTCTATTTAGACAAATACAATTAAAAGCTGCTAAATTATTAGGTAAAGAAAATGCAGAAAAACTAGATGAAGAATTAAAAACAATTGCTAAAATATCACCAGACTTAGCGCCTACTATTTATGCAGGTCGTGTTAATATAGTAAACAAAAGTAAAGAAGTTTCTGAAATTAGAACACTAGCAGACAATGCTGTTGACATGGATGAAAAAATTGCAGTTACAAATAAATTAATAGAAGCTTTAGATGAAAAATCTGTATTAATTAAAAATCATGTAGAGACAGTACAAGGTGTCTCTGACGCATTAAACCAACAAAAATTAATGGTGGAAATGACAGAAGCTGACAAGTTAAGAATAGAAACAGATATAGCATTAAAAGAAGAATTACCATTATTAATTGCTAAAATTAAAAAATTAAAACCGGCACAAAAAATAAAAGCTGTTAATGATTTAGCTGACATAAGTAAAAATGATTACAAAATGAATAAAGTAATTAAAAACATTAATAGAAAATTAAAACAAAAAGATGTTACTTTCTTTGAAGCTTATAATGAATATACAACAGCAAACTTACTAGGTGACCCTACTACACATGAAATTAACTTATTGTCTGCCGCAGTTAAATTTCAAACACAAATTGTAGAACAGTTTGCAGGTGGTTTAATTAGTTTTGGAAAAGGTAATAGAAGACAAGGTATAAATCAAATTAAAATGGCAGGTGATTTATTAATTGCACAAACAAGATTTTTTCAAATAGCATTTAAGAAAGCTAAGTTATCATGGAAAGCTAATAGAAGTATTGGTGATAGTTTAGAACATAGATTTGATGGTAGACAACAAAGAAACATGGAAACATACTTTGAACAATTAAAAGCTTCAGACAGTGTCTTAAAACAAATCGCAGGTAAAGCAGCTACGCCACTTGGTAAATTATCTTTTCTTACTTTAAGATTACTAGGTGCCGGTGATACGTTAATGAAAAACATTTTTAACAGAGCAGGAAGAGTTGCTAATGTTAATCAAAGAATGAGAGCTTTTTATCCTGAATTATGGAAAGAAAGAAAACTATTTAATAAGTCAAGTATTGTTGATTTACAAGATAACATAAGAAATACTAAAGAAAACCTTAGATTTGAAACAGCACAAGATAAACCTAATGTTAAAAGAATAGAAAAGTTAAATAAAAAATTAGCTGAGCTAGAAAAAACTAAAGTAGAACAAACACCATTTGAAAAGAAATGGTCTGAGTTATATTATCAATATGAAGATGAGTTTGGTAATTTTAAAGAAACAAAAACATTTAATAAACTAGAAGCATCTACATTAGATGACTTAACAAAATCAGTTGCTAACGACCCTACGTATATTGCAAGAAGTGGTTCATTTACACAAAATCTTAAAAATGAAATGTTAGATGCAAACCAATTCTTTCCAGACCAAAAACAAAGTGGTGCTAATATTGGTGATTGGCTATTAAAAACAGTTAATAAAGCTCCGTTACTTAGAGTGCTTACAAGTTTACACTTTGTAAAAACTCCTGTTAACTTATTTAAATATGGTTGGCAAGCAACACCTGTCCTTAATAAATTAAATATGGAATTTAGAGCTATGCAAAATGCTTCTGACCCTATTGTTAGAAACAAAGCACAATCTATTCAAGGTGTGGGTGCAGCTGTGTATGGTTTAGCAACTTACTTAACACTACAAGGTAGTTTAACAGGATATAAAGAAAAAGATAGAAAACATAGATTTGCTTATAAATGGCAAGATGAAAATGGCGTTACACAATATACACAACTTTCTCGTTTCTTTCCTTTATCAATTCCATTTATGGTTACAGCGTCAATACAAGATGCATTAGAAGAAGCAAGTGATATATTTAATGACCCATTACACAGCGCAGAGCAAGAAAGATATATGGATTTTATGCGTCATATTGCAGGGTCATCATTTTCTTTATGGTCTAACATTTTTGCTAGTAACTTAATGACACAAGATTTCTTTAAATTAACTGAAATATTTTCTGAAACAGAAGCTACTAATGAAGAGGGAGCTGCTAATATTTCTAAATTAGAAAGATACTTTGGAAGATTCACTTCTAAAAATGTTCCATTAGCTACGTCATGGAGATGGACAAATAAAGTATTTGCAGACGGTGAAGCAGAACTTGTAACAGCTTTAGACCATTTAAAACAATCAACACCTTATGGTTTAGCTAAAATTATAAACGAAAAATACTTAGGTGGTAAATTAGATGCATTAAATTATGGAGATGCATTATCACCAAAATCTGACCCATTAGGAAATAAATACTTAAAACCAAGAGGATTATTATTAGGTCAAGCACAAGATATGTTTCCTGTTACTTCACATTGGAGTGATAACATGGTAGACAGTAACGGAAATAAAATTGTATTATCACCGGCAGCTAGAGAAAAATTAGAAACTTCTAATATTAAATGGGAAAGACCTCAGTTTACTATTCAACTTGGAACTAAAAAACCTTTAAATATGAAATTAACTACAGCTATTCAATACAAACATCCTGTCACTGGAGAAACAATTAAATTTCCAGAAGGTATTACTATGTACGAAGCAATGCGTCAAGTTAAAGGTCAAATTAAAATAGCAGGAAGAACTTTAAATGAAACATATCAATATGAGTTAGAAAATCCTAATTCTGAGTTTAATAAAAGATATGCTTCAAATAAACTACTAGGCGGTAAATATATTGGTGATGATTACCTTCTTCAGCGTATAAGAGAATTTGAAAGAGAAGCTAGAGAATGGGTAAAAAGTCACGCTTTAATTGATATTAATGGTAAAATTACTACAGCTAGTGCACTTAAACGTAGTGCAGAAACTATTGAATTTATGGAATTAATGGGTGAATAGATAAAGTACCCCTTTTAGAAGAGATAAACACAAATTATGGCAAATTCATTCGTAAGATACACCGGAAACGGTACAACTACTACATACGCTATTCCTTTTAGCTACAGAGATACAGCCGATTTATCAGCTACAGTAGCAGGTGTAAACGTTACAGCTTACACTTTAGATGCAGCAGGTACTAACTTAACGTTTACTACAGCGCCGGCTAATAATGCTGCGATTGAAATAAGAAGAACTACAAGTCAAACAACTAAACTTGTAGACTATGTATCAGGTTCAGTACTAACTGAAAATGACCTAGATACAGATAGTGACCAAGCGTTCTTTATGTCGCAAGAAGCTATTGATGATGCAAATGATGTAATATCACTAGATAATGCTGACTTTCAATGGGACACTCAAAATAAAAGATTAAAAAATGTAGCAGACCCTACAGCAGCTCAAGATGCGGCAACTAAAAACTATTTAGAAAACACTTGGTTATCCCCTGCAAACAAAACAGCTTTAACCACAGTAAACGCAAATATAGCTAATATTAATGCAGTTAATGCTAATGAAACAAATATTAATTCAGTAAATTCTAATGAAGCTAATATCAATACAGTAGCTACTAACATTGGTTCAGTAAATACTGTTGCTACAGATATTACTAAAGTTATTGCAGTAGCTAATGATTTAGCTGAAGCAGTATCAGAAGTAGAAACTGTTGCAGATGATTTAAATGAAGCAACTTCAGAGATTGATACAGTTGCAAGTTCTATATCTAACGTAGATACAGTTGGTACAAATATAGCCAACGTAAATACAGTTGCAGGTATAAGTGCTAACGTAACTACAGTCGCAGGTAACAATGCTAATGTTTCTACAGTAGCAGGTATTTCTGGTAATGTTACAACAGTAGCAGGAATTTCATCAGATGTAACTTCAGTTGCTAATGATGCAACAGATATTGGAACAGTAGCTACAGATATTGCAAACGTAAACACAGTTGCAGGTATCTCTGGTAATGTGACTACAGTTGCAGGTATCTCTGGTAACGTAACAACAGTTGCAGGAGTATCTTCAAATGTTTCTACAGTTGCAACGAACATAGCTAATGTAAATGCAGTAG